GGAACTGCTAGTGGTATCCATCCCCAGCATAGCCAGTTTTACATTCGGCGTGTACGTTCTGACAACAAAGACCCTCTGACTAACTTCCTGAAAGCTCAGGGATTCCCTTCAGAGCCTTGCGTCATGAAGCCTGACAGCACCACAGTCTTTAGCTTTCCTCAGAAGGTAGGAGACGGTGCAGTGCTTCGTGAAGACTTGAGCGCTATTGAGCACTTGGACCTTTGGCTGGTATTCCAGCGTCACTGGTGTGAGCATAAGCCTTCTGTGACCATCTCAGTCAATGAGAATGAGTGGCCTAAGGTCGGTGCTTGGACTTGGGATCACTTCGATGAAGTCACTGGCGTGTCTTACCTGCCCTACGATGGCGGTACGTATCGTCAGGCTCCTTATGAAGAGATTACTCACCTTGAGTACGAGAATCTAATGGATGCTATGCCTAAAGGTATTGACTGGGAAGCCTTCATTGAAGGAACCGATAACGTTGAAGGTGCTCAAATGCTTTCATGCACCGCTGGAGCATGCGAGATTGCCTTCTAAGATAGTTATTCTTATGAGGATCGTGGAGATGATAACTTGTCTCCACATCATCGCTAACACTTGGAGGCACTGGTAATGCTTGTAGACTTTGAATTTAAGGCAGGCTTAGTGTTTGGTATTGAAGCAGATAGCATCTACGTCACCCCTGACGAACAGGTGCTACCTGACTTTAATGCTGAACCTAACCAAGTCATTTACCTACACTTAGGTTTATTGACAATCTGTTTCATTTGGTAACTAAAAAGCCCTCGAAAGAGGGCTTCTTTTATGATACTGCTAGAACTGCTTTGTATCTAGCTTCTCGATCTGCTAGACCGATGGTTCCACCATTGATCTTCTTAGTCATACCAACGAAGTCATCATTGTCTGCAAAGGCTCCAAGCTTGTTAGCTTCCCAGAACCATCCTGCACTCAATGCAGCATACTCAGGAAGCAACAGAAGCTCAGGACGATCAACAAGGTCAATGCCGATAGCTTTACCGCATCGAGTATAATTATCCTTGCCGGTTAATTGCTTCAGACCTCTGCCCTTGTACAGCCAGCCTTCCCCAGACTCAATCGTACCGTTACCCATGCGATTAGAATAGACCACGTTAGCGATCATCTCAGGCTTACGGTGAAGCGCTAAGGCAAACCTGTTAGGCTTATTCTTACCATTCTCTTTGATAGGCTTCTTATCTGGACCCATCTCAGCGAAGCGATTAGGCCACACCGTAGCCATAGTTACATCAGAGTAATTAAGGTTCTCTTCAAGCATGGTGTACCCACCAGACTCATGAGCAGTTTGAGCCAGAAAAGCAGCAATACGCTTGTCAGTATTGATCTCAAAGCGATCACAAGTGACCTGTACAGCGTCTAGCCACTTCTCAGGATTCTTGATCTTAGCAGCCTGTAGAAGTTCTATTCTCATTTAGAGTCTCCTGCCATCTCTTTCTGTTTCTTGTCTACATCCTCCTGAGCCTTGTTAGAGGAGCCATAAAAGAATCGAATCAAGCTGTTGACAGCAGTACCGATCAAGAAACCAAGAATAATGTTGATAAAGTCACGGTTACGGTTCTCAATTGGCATGAAAGACACCATAAAGAAGTACAGGAATGACACAGTGGTGATAAACCATGCGTACATTTGACTAAACTTACGGGTTCCTTCATCAGCCATATACATATCCGTAGCTCTCTGAGTGCTCTTTTCATCCAGTTCAGCCATAAACTCAGAGTGTCTATTGGCTTCAGCCTGAATCTTTGCATAGTCTTCAGGGGTTGTCTCATGCTCAGGCTTTAGTTCCACACCAAGCTTTTGTTGAACATAATCTACGCCTTTGTCCATAACGGCATCAGCCACCTTAGGTAGACCGTTAGAGATAAGACCACTAACAATAGAAGCAACAATCGGTAACATATTAATCCTTTCTACAACCTTGCTCAAACTGAGTACGTAATTCAGTAACTCTCTTGTCCATCTTCTTGGCTCTAGCCTCCTCAGTCTTGTAATCCATGAAGAGGAATCCACCAAAGGTTAGAAACAACACCAAAACAATCATTAACACTATGTTACCCACCATAGAGAGAACGAGTTTTCTCTGTGTCGAACGATCGCCCACAGCAGGAGCATTGCGTAAAGTATTACTATTGTCACGGATACCAGCCATGCTCCAATGCCCCAATAAAATTCACGTTCTTTCTTCTGTTCAGCAGCTTCTTGCTGACGCTCTATTCTGAGTTTCTCCCAGGCTCTCTTCTGTTCGTTACCGATCTGTGCCCTCATCACTTCAAACCTAGACCAAAGATCCTTTAACTCAGGAGGGGATTGATAAATCATGATCTCCCTCATCTCAGTCTCCATCATTTGTAGCCTGGAGCGGATTAGAACCCTTTGGAGTGCTCTTTTGCTAACAGAATCTTCACCTTCGTAGACCTGAGTAGCCTGCTTCTCTTCTTCGTAGAACAATTGTTCAATCTTGTCAAAAGCATCGAAGAAATCACCTAGTTGATTACCAATGCGAGAAATAACATCGTTAGGGTCAGTCGTTGCAGCTTCCTTGAATTCTGCCTTTTTCTCTGCAATCTTCTCAGCTTGTTCTTTAGAGACTTTCCTGCCAGCAAACTGCTTATCAATATCTTTTAAGATTGAAGAAACATCCCCCGCTGCGCTTTTGATGTCTTTGTAGAGCTGGCAACCTTTCTTTACGGCTGCAACAGCTCCATTCGCCAGTGCTAAAAGCGTTAGGGGATCCACACTTTACTGAGCTTCGGGAGGATTCAAAGCCCCGCTCAGAAGTCCTCTCCAAGCCTGATTAGGGGCCTGTGCAGGAGTGTTACCTGTCAACAAACCACTGATTGCTTGGTTTGCTTGTCGAGTACGGAGAGTCTTTTGAAGCATATCTGCACCCACGCCACCAACACCCAGAGTTGTAGCCAGAGCAGGGTTCTGAGTAGCTGTCAAAGCCACTGCACCTCGTCCTAGTTCACTACGGAAAGGGTTAAAACCACTGATAAAAGACAACAATGAATCTAATGAGCCGCCTTTAGCGACACTCTTAATTGCATTCTGTTCATTCTCAGTAAACAAGCGCATTTTGTTCTTATCGGCTGCAAGGTTAATAAAACCTTTACGAATAAGCTCAGACTCGGATGCTTTAGGATTCTCAGCTTTAATGGCTGCTACATCAAGAATATCCTCAAGAACGCTTGCTCGGCTAAGGTTTCTCCAGTCCTTACGAGCACTCATGACATTCTTAACTGCCTCATCAAGATTACCTTGACCAGCGATAATGTCTTTACCGTTAAGATTAGAAATATAATCATCAATCTTAGACACCATCACACCGCCAAGACGCCTAACGTTAGCATCAGGGGAATTCTTTACATCGTTGGCAAGGCTACGCATTTGTTCCAACTTAGTGAAAGGAACACGCTTTTGACCAATAATGTCTTCAAACTTATCCAAAACAACCTTGATCTTCGCCTGTCCAGGATCTTGAGGAAGATAGTTAGCTTCTTCTAATCCTCTACGAATATCGTCCACCATGTTCAGAGCACTCTTAGGCTTCAACGATACACCAGCATCTTCCATAGCCGTATAAGAGCGTTGAGCATTCTGTTTAACCTGATCCATCGTTACAACAGGTTTTCCTTCGATATTCAAAGCTTCTTGAACTTTCTTAGCGCCTGGAAGTACAGTTTTACCGTTAATGGTAATATCCTCCCACCCTGCTTTTGCAATAGATTTACCTAAACCTTCAACAGCTCTACCAGCAGCTCCAGCAGCCAATGCACCTACACCAATGCCTGCCAATGTAGCGGCAACATCGCTTCCTGTAAGTTCTTTAGTAGTTTCAGCAGCCACAGGAGCCGTAGCGCCAGCGGCAGCAGAGGCAGGAAGTGCTCTGGCAAGATCAGCACCAAGGACTGTCTTAGGAGCCGCAGCAGCCCCTCCAGCAGCGCTGAGAAGGCCTGAGATACCTCCCTGAGCTACCTTTTCAGCAGTAGTCTCAGGAGTCGGTAGACCCATTTGAGTCAGTCCTTTTTGTTGAACCTGAGTCATCGTAGGAACACGACTCTCAGACCCTAGAGCCTGAGCGCCTAAGTTATAAGCGCCTGCTAAGAAGTCAGCCACAGCATTGACAGGAGCAGAAGCAGCTTCAATGGCAGTACGGGCAGTTAGTCCAGCCTGACGCTTAATCTGATCGCCCATAGAAGCCTGAGGCTTGATAGATGCTGCTATTTCATCAATCTCTGCATCCGTCAAAGGTGTTTCAGTTTGGACTTTTTTGCCCTCAATCATGTATGTAGGCATATCTATCCTTAATCAATGATGGTATATTTCGTACCTTTACTGGTCTGAGCAGCGCCAGTCTTAGGAGCAGACGGTGTAGGTGCTGGAGTCTGACGCTCCACAGGAAGTTTACCTGAAGCAGCTTCACGCCACTTAGCATAATGATCTTTGATCTGGTTCAAAGACTGTACAAGCTTATCAGGAGACTGATTCAAGTCCAGAGAGGCAACGGTTGCTTCCAAAGCATCCAATTCTTTTTTAGACACTTGACCCAAAGCACCGCCTGTAGGAGAAGCATCACGCATTTGCTGCAAACGATCAAAACCTAAGTTAGCTTTAATGGTTTGAATGGTTGCTTTAAGGTTAGCTCCGGCTGTTCCAGGAATAAACGAAGTAACGCTACCAAAGCCAGTTGTCAATCCGCTCACCAAAGGCAAGGCTTCATCAACCTTTGCCACCACGCGATCAGCGTTAGCAATAGCCCCTTCAGCGGCTGCTGTTTGTTTGTCTTTCTTGCTTTGAGCTTCGTCCTTAAGTTTATCAATACGTGCTTGAATCAATTCACGTTGAACGTCGTTATTAGATTGTTTCAGAGAAGCAGTCAACTGAGCTAATTGAACTTTAAATTCACGATCTCGCTGTTTCTCAGTAGCATCCCTGTCTGCCTTCTCTTTAGCAAGTTCTTTCTTAGCATCAATCTCCATTTGCTTACGTTGCTTGTTCTCCAAGTTAGACAACACAGCCTTAGGATCACCATACCTACGAAGCACAGCCAAAGTCTCTTCTTCGGTAGCATCAGCAGGCAAAGCAGCCAAGTCACGCTGAAGATTATCTTCACGAGCTGCGACATTAGCCTCACGAGCAGCTTTAGCAGTGGTTAGACGTGCTTGCATTTCTTGTTGCTTACGTGCTGTAACTGCCTGACCAAGTTGAGCAGCTTCGTTAGTAAAGCCTGCTTGCTGAAGACGTTGAGCATATTGCTCCAAACCTCCGACATTAGTAACATCAATGCCTTGAGCCAGTTGACGCAAAGCAGTAGCACGTTTGATTGCAGGGTCTTGAATGTCAACACCAGCAGCTTGAGCCAGTCCTTGACCTAAGTTAGAGCCAGCTTTGTAGCCCATAAAAGCCAACTGCTGAGAAGGGTTCAAAGAAGCAAACTGAGCAGCACGAGCCTCCAGCATTTGCTGTTGTTGTTCATCAGGCGTTAAACCACCGCCAAAGAGTCCAGAAAGATCTGTAGCCATTATTACTCCTTAAAATACGCCCAAGTCTTTCAGATACTGATAGTATGGGTCAGTAGTATCAAGAGCAGGAGAAGCTGAGGTGTTTGCAGCACCAAAGATATTAGACCAATCAGTATTATCTCCACCAAAGGAAGCAATAAGTTTAGCCACAGGGTCAGTCAAGCCAGCAACGCCACCAGTGACAGCTTGTTGTTTAAGATTAGCGCCTGCTTGTAGACGTTGGTTAGCAGCATTAGCGGCTGTCTGCAAAGCGCTACCCACCTGAGCACCTGCTGTAGCTTGTTTAGCACCCAAGGCAGAGGAAATATCCATCGGATTCTGACCTAAAGACTCAGCTCCAGCAGCGCCAGCAAAGTAGTTAGTATACGGAGCCAGAGCATTGACTTGATACTGAGGAACCTGATTCAACAAACCAGCGCCAGTATTGAACAGACCAGCACCAAAGGAGGTTTGCTGTTGTCCTTGTTGCATTGCGTTAGCAGCCAACTGAGCATCTTGTTGCGCTAAGGCATTGTAGTAAGCCTGTAGCTGAGGATTAGAAGCACCCATAGCCACGCTACCGCCAGCACCAGAGGTTCCACCAACACCTAAGCCTAGACGCCCTTGTTGGAATTGTTGGTTAGTCAACTGAGAAAGTTGCTGTTCACGTCCAGGTTGCAGAAGGTTCTGTTGTTGTTGCATCCAAGATTGAGCAGCAGCCTGAGGCGAGGTAGCAAGGTACTGACCACCAAGGTTAAAGAGGCTCTGAGCAGCTTGACCAACAGGAGCGATCTCTCCGGCTGCACCGATAGCTTGACCCAGGTTCGTACCTGCTTGGCCTATAAGACGTTCGCGCAGAGCAGCAATGTCAGGAGCAACCTGATAACCAGCACCAGTGAGCCTGCCTTGGTCATCATAGGTGAACCCGCTAGTGCCGAAGCGAGAGGTAACACCTACGGGACGAAACTGAGCAGCTTCAGCGGCTCTATTGCCAGCAGCAAGCAGCTTATCAGCTAAAGCATTCTGTTGGTTAGCGCCGTAGTTAGCAGCAGCTAGTGTACCCAGTGCTCCTACGCCTCCACTAAGTAGGCCACTAATAGCCTGTTGTTCTTCTGCTGTGAGTGCCATTAGTAAGTCCCTCCGTCCACGGTGGCTGTAAACGTACCAGTAACGGTCAGAGCCGCTGCTGTGGTAGTTCCTGTTAAAGTTGAATTAGCTGCATCAGCCTTTGAAGCCACCGCAGAAGCGATAGCATCAAACTCTGTGTTAATCTCTGTGCCCTTGATAAGCTTTGCAGGATTACCTGAAGCTAGGCCATCCTTTGTAGCAAAGTTAGTGCTCTTTACATAATTCGACAAGATTATTCTCCTTGTTTTAAGAAAGCAACTGCACTCATTATCGAGTCCTTCCTGCTTTACAGAATACGTCAATCTTTTGTATAGACAATTCAAAATCACTGATAACTGTCTCAATTCCTAGCTGAATGATGTTACCGGCGCCTCCAACCTGAATCTTCTGATTCTCAAAGACAATACCAGCAGAGTATTCTCCGATATTGTATTCAGCAATACCGTACTCAGCAGGATTCAAGTCACCTAGCGTCAGGAACTGAGAATTGTAGTTAGAGCTATAATCAAACCCATACTTCAGGATAACGTCAGCTCCATTTCCACCAATCATGGTGAAACTACTCTTCTTCAGAATCTTAATAGCCGTAGGAGAACCTAAGTCAAAGTAGTTGCTGTAGTAGCTCATACGGTAATCAGTGGTATTATCAATGTTACCGATGTAGGAACCAATATATCCAGCAAAGCCCATCAGAAGTTCTTTAGCTCTGTTGGCAAACAAAGCAGTAGGAGTCAATGTCCATGTGGTTGTTCTAGCAGCTCCGTTTTGCAGAGTAGTTCTCATGTCAAAACAGTAGGTAACACCAGAGACAGGCAATACCAAGAGATAGAAAGCATTATTGTCAGAATACACTGCACGAATGTCGCTTAAGTCCTCAATAGAGACTGCATACACTAGATCATCACGGACATTAGCACTCAAGTCTCGCAAAGGAGCAGAACGTTCTTGAACCACTCGTTTCATTGACCTAACACCTGAATCACTCAAGAAGATAATATCATCTCCAGTGACTTTGATAGTATCACGAGCACAGCAGCCAATACCGCTAACAGTATCAGCCAAAGACATATTAGTGGGATCATTTGCACCTTGATAAATAAGGATCTGTCTACGTCCAAAGATATACAAGTAGTTATTGTGTGCAGCCAAGCCTGTGATCTCATCAGCACCGGCAGGCCACACCTGAGCCACATTCAAGGACCCAGAAGAGCCGGTATTGAGCACATGACCAGCCAGCAAGTCAGAGAACTGAATGGTGTTCTTATTTCCTGCGCTAGAAGCACTCCAGGTGCGTCCATAAGCGCTTATAACGCAATTATTCTGAGCGGCTGTACCTAGGTATCCAGTCTTCTCTGAAAGACGCTTATACGTGGTTGTAGACACAGCAGGATCGAACACCAGAGGATCATGCCCCTCCTGATACAGGTACAAGACTCCATTCAAGGGAGCCATTTGCCACTTATCGTTGGTAATCGTAGGAGCTGTACCGCCACCACCATAGGTGAGCATTGTCAGGGTGGAACCTACCAGCTTAAAGAGCTTACTGTTACCCGCAGCAATGATGTAAGAGGTTCCGTCTGCGGCGATTAACTCTCCAATCGCCTTAACTGCTGCGGTGCTTAGATCAGTATTAGTGCTATGCTTAGGAAGCCAACCCTTACGTGCTCCGATACGCCCGAACTTGTCAATCACACAGTTACTGGCTTGAGTAGCAAAACCAGCCTCCAAAGCAACAGAGGAATCCTGAGTGTTAACACCCATGAAACCAGGAGCTGCAATGCTGGAAGTTAGTAGTTGTTCAGACATTACGGATTCACCCAAATAACTTCTTCAAGGTAGCGGTTACGCTCAATTGCTACTGCATCAGCCAAAGCCAAGCGATACAACTGATAAGCCTCAGAAGACAACACACCTGCGTCTTCACCACGCTCTGCGATAGCCTTAGCGTAAGCCAGCATACTCACCAAGTGGTCAGGAACCCACACACGGTCAGAATCAGCAACCAAGTCCACCTGAGGAATAATCAGGTTAAAACGAATGGTGTATGTACCGTCAGGGATGGGATACAGATCAACCTGGGTATCTCCGTTAGAGTCCACACCGTTGAAGTTATAGTAAGCAGGACAACCTTTACCGCTTTGAACCAACAAGAACTGTCGATCCATCCAAGTGGTAGGAGCGTAGCGTAACTCAGTGTCATTGGTGTCATTAAGGATGTCAATCACCCTAAAACGCATCCCTGAGCCAGTCAACACATAGTTAAAGACACTATCAGTGGTTGTAGCCGTCAAAGTGTTTGATAGAGCATTCCAATCATGTGCATCTTCTACTTCGCGCTTAGCGTCATTAACAAACACACCAAGCATCTTAGCATAGCTGTTATCCTGCACAGAAGACACCGTAGGTTCTCTCAGCCTACGTAGAACATTATTGACTAGATCAAGGTACGTAGCCATTTAGATTCCTTCTTTCTTTATCTGCTCAAACGTGCAGATAATACTTATTGTGCTACCAGACTCACTGGTGGCTTTAACAGTATCACCTTCTTCAAGAACAAAATAAGCACTACCATCAATCTGTTTAAAATCTTTGGTACTTATAGTGTAAGTATCCAGAATATAAATGTCTGTACTAGCGCTAGAATCACGCCAAAGAAGCGTAATATGCTTAGAAGAGGCTGAACCGTTAGTTATATGCGAAAGGTTCCACTTAGCATAATATCCAGTAGGAACCGTATAAATGGTTGTCTGCACACCTGCTGTTAGGTTTAAACCAACGCTTATTTCTCTCATTTCTTCTTACTCTTATTCTTAGCGGTTCTTTTACCACGCACGGGCATATTAGCTTCACTCATGGCGATAGCAATAGCTTGTTTACGGTCCTTCACCACAGGACCACCTTTGCCGCTATGCAGAGTACCTTCTTTGTACTCACGCATGACTTTACCAATCTTCTTCTCGCCTTTTTTCATAACAGTCTCCTTTAATGAGTAAGTTTATGCTCTACAACCGCATAAATAGCACCAAAGAAGGCTACTACAATGAGGATAGGTTTAACAGCTTTAGCTAGCCACTCTAATACCGTAAATGCACAGATCTGCAGCGCACACGTCTGAACTCCAGTCACCGATGTATCTCGTACGCCGTCTTCTGCTTGAACACAAACAACAAACTAGATGCCATTGAAGATGCAACTTTTGCTTACAACCAAATCCAGACGACTATGTACTAGTTTGCCAAAGCGACAGAACTCGGTAGACAG